GAGTACCTGGGTGATGCGGCATTGGTAAACACTCTCCGCTTCCGTCTAGCTACCCGAAACAGCAAGATGCTTCTCGGCTTTACACCCATAGATGGGTACACCCCTTTTGTAAATGAGTATCTGAAGGGTTCAGAAACCCTGAAGACGCGACACGCAGAACTGCTTGGACGCGATGTGCCAGTGGAGCAATACAGCCCTGAGCGTGATGCTGGGGTTGTGTACCTGCACTCGGACGAGAATCCCTTCGGGGGCTATGACCGAATAGCTAAAGATTTACGCAATGAGAGCGAGGACAAGATAATGGTACGTGCCTATGGCTTACCAACTAAGTCCATGACCTCATTGTTACCGAACTTCAGCCCTGAGATTAATGTTCTCAGCGATAAGCCCAATAAGTACGGAATGGTGTTCCCAGAGAACATGAAACAACTGACATGGTATCAGGTTGTTGACCCAGCCTTTGCAAGAAACTACGTGGCGTTATGGGCTGGTGTATCCGAGGAGGGCGAAGTATTTATCCGAAGGGAGTGGCCTGACCGAGGTAGCTACGGTGAGTGGGCATTGTTCGGGGACCCGAAGTGGCGATACGGACCAGCCGCTAAGAAGTTCGGTTATGATGTCGAACGCTATGTTGAACTTTTCAAGGAGATTGAGGATGAACTGGGGATTGATGTCATGGAACGCATTGGGGACTCCCGCTTCTTTGCGAAGGAGAATGAGAACAACGTGGACCTCTTTACCAAGTTCTACGATTACGGCATGAGCTTTGTGCCATCGGACGGTCAGCAGGAGCAGATTGGCTGCACCGCGCTGGACGAATGGTTTAACTATAACCCTAACTACGAGATTGATGAGGCGAATCGCCCCCTGTGCTATATTCACGAGGACTGCGGGAACCTGATTGAATCCGTGATTAACTATAATTCTAACGGCAAGAATGACGAAGCCCTCAAGGACTTCTTTGATATTCTCCGTTACCTGCGAATGTCCAACGGTGGCTACGGACCTGATTACTTCGCTTCACGAGATATGCAAGCTACCACAACAGGCAAAGGAGGATACTAACGAGGGGACTCGTTAGTAACTGACAACTAACAGGAGGAAGATTGATGGCTAAAAAGAAACTAACACAGATAGCAGAAGAAAATGAGATTGAGTTCGATGAGGCTCTGTCCCTAGCTCAGGAGAAACTGCCCGAGGGTAGTCTAACTGGCAAGGGGAAGAACACATGGGTCAACGAGGAGGGAACCAAGATACTCGAGGAGTCCTTTTGTATTCAGGAAATTATTCCCCAGCACTTCAAGGGGATTGTACTCCAGGAAGCACCGAACCCCAAGTGGAACTACGTACGTCATCCCGTACTGAAAAAGCGTGTCCCCGTTTTGATTCACCGCCGCTGGCAGGGTAGGCTTGTGGGCAAGGAGATTCTCTTCGAGGCTATTGAGGATTCCAATGGTGTAACGTATCGCCATGTTAAGTAACGAGGACATCACGCTGGACCGCAAGTGGTGCAGGGAACAGGCTGACCGACTGGCTTCATGGGAGGTACTCCGCAGGTATGTTTTACACCTGACGGAACTTCCTATGACTAATGCAGAGCTATGTGATACAATAGGCGTATCCTCGACCTATACTATTCGGTTGCTGAAATCCATACAAAAGAGAATCAATCCCGAAGATGCAGAATGAATCCATTTCTGAGTCCCTTACTTACGTAAGCGATGAGCCAGATATTAAAACCCTGAAGTACGCCTATGACCAGACCGTTACGGAACTAGAAGCGTACTTTGACCTATGCCGCACATCTTACGATGACCGCCGTAACTGGTGGCCTGGCAAGAGCCGTGACCACCGCAAGCATGGTGCTGATGCCTTCCCTTGGGAGGGTGCATCCGATGTTGAGTGCCATGTTATTGATGAACGTATTACACGGCTTGTATCATTGTTCATGGCATCCCTGAATCGTGCGAATGTTCGTGCGTTCCCTGTGGAGAGTGGCGACATTGCTCGCAGCAAGGTTGTGTCAGGTTTCCTGAAGTGGATGGTATCCAGCGGATACATTCCCCGTTTTTATCGTGAGATGGAACTCGGCGCGAACTACCTGCTTGAGCGTGGTATCCTTATTACCTATGTAGGCTGGCAACGTGAGGACCGCCGTTTTATTCAGCAGTTGGATTTAAGCCAGATTGCACAAATGTCACCTGAGATTGCGGATGCGATTAACTCAGGCGAAATGGACGATGAGCTTGTTCTTTTGATTCAGAATATCTTTCCTGGCACTACTCCAAAGCGAGCCAAGAAAGCAATCAAGGAACTTCGCAAGAATGGCGTAGCTGAACTGCCCGTAGTTCGCCGTCAGGTCAATGCACCCGAAGTCAAGACACTTGCCCCCGATGGGGACTTCTTCTTCCCTCCGTATGTAACGGACCCACAACGTGCGCCTTATTGTTTCTGGCGTACTTACTACACACCGCAAGAACTTGAGAACAAGGTTGTAACTGATGGATGGGATGAAGGATTCGTTGAACACGTTATTGATAAGTACCGAGGTGTTAATATTGACAGCATTGAGCGCGAGCAAGAAGGCCGCCGCTCTATCAGCCTTACTGATAATGCTTACGAAGCCGAGGAGCTTATTGAAATCTGTTACGGATACCAACGCCTAGTTGACCCAGAGGACGGTGCTGAGGGCATTTATTGCACGGTATTCCACAAGGAGTTCAGCGGGGACGAGTTCACTCAGGGGTACGCAAAATTTGAATTACTGAATGGCTACGAGGATTATCCCGTGGTTGTTACCCGTCTCTCAGAGGACGGCAAGCGTCTCTATGACGCCAGTACTATTCCTTCAATCCTGCGGGGTATCCAGAATCAGGTCAAGGTTGAGCGGGATTCACGCATTGACAGAAACAGCCTGGCAACATTACCGCCGATTCTGCACCCCGTGGGACAAGCTCCTACTGATTGGGGACCTGGACGGATGATTCCTTATCGCCGCAAGGGGGACTTGGACTTCGCTCCTACACCTGCTTACAATACTGGTTCGCTGGAGATGGAGAACACTATGCTTGAACTTGCTGACCGATTGGTTGGACTGGACGAACAGTCAAGTATTAGTCAAGTACGCAAGCAGTTCCTCGTGGACAAGTTCCTTAGCCACACCGCCGAGGTTCTTCGTATGGCTTACCGTTGCTTCCAACGCTTTGGTCCAGATGAGGTATTCTTCCGTGTTACAGGTATCCCTGACCCACAGGTTCTTAACAAGGGGAACCCTGATGAGAACTTCGACATTCTGATTAACTTCGATGTCCAGAATACTGACCCAGAAACAGTTCAAGCCAAGTTGCAGCAGTTCGTATCTCTGAACCAACTCAACGCCAATGGTCGCATGAACGTGGACAACCTCCTTGATATTGCTGCTGCAAGCATTGACCCAATCATGGCTGACGCAGTTCTTCAGCCCGTTGAGTCCGCTCAGCAGCAAGTCGTGAAGGATGTTACCGATGACCTGACCAAGATATTCTCTGGTATCGAAATGCCAGCCCGTCCAGCGGGAGCGCAGATTGCTTTGCAGGTTATCCAGCAGTACGCACAGCAGCCTGACATTGCTCAGCGTCTGCAACAGGACGAAGCCTTTGCTGCTCGTCTTGAAAAGTACGCTGGTCAGTACACATTCCAGATGCAACAAGCACAGAATGCACAGATTGGTCGAGTAGGTACAGCCCCTGCACAGATGGGTAATGTATCAACACAGAATTTATGAGTATAGAACAGGACCTACAAGCCCTGCACAACCATGAGCATTTTGCTCGGTTCATGCAGGTTATTCATAACCTCCGTGAAGAAGCCATTGCTGAACTTCACGAAGCCAGAACGGAGAACATTCAGCAGGTCTCAGGTAGGATTATTACCTATGACCAAATCCTTCAGTTCGCTGGGTGGGAGAAGCTCCGTAAGCGTTTTTCCGAAAGTTTGTAAGGTGATAAATCACCTCCGCAAATATGTTTCGGCATATTTGTAAAGGGTAGTGTTATAATGCGCTCATCGCCATCGCTCGGCGTTAATGAGTGGATAAATTATGACTGACGAAATCACAACTGCTGACGCTGAGGCAGATACAAATTCAGTGGACAATACAAACATATCCGTTGCGGACCTTGCTAATCGCAGACTCGGACAGATGCAAGCTAAGGCTCAGCCCCAAGAGGAAGAGACTCAGGAAACATCCGAAGAGATTGAGGAAGCAGCCGAGGAAGTAACCGAGGGGACCGAAGAGGAAACCGAGGAGACGACCGAGGAACAGTCCGAAGACGTTCTTTCACAGTTGGACCTGGACGATATGTCCGAGGAGGAGTTAAGGGAACTAGCCGATAAGCTAGGCAGTCGTGCAGTTGCTCGCTACGGTGAGCTTACAGCTAAACGAAAGTCAGCCGAAGAACGGTTAGCTCGCTTGGAGGCTTCGCTCAAGGAAAAGGAAAATCCTTTGGACGCACCCAAGAAGGTTGAAAACAACCCTTTCAGCAACATCGAGAGTATCGAAGGTTTGCAGGAGAAAGCGGATGAGGTCAACAATATTGTGGAGTGGGCTGAGGACATCCTGTTTGAGAGTGATGCCTATGCTGCTGACGATGTAGTAACCGAAGTAGATGGTAAGGAAATGACTAAGGCTGAAGTGCGGAAAGCATTGCTTCAAGCACGTAAGGCACAAAAGACATTCCTACCTGACCAGTTGAGAGTTCTCCAAACACAAGCCCAATCCGAGCAAATGGCTCAGGCATTCGAGGCTCAAGCAAAACAGGAACTAGAATGGCTACAAGGTGAGGACAACGACATCCGTAAACAATACGAAGCCGTGGTAGGTGATGACCGCTTCAAGGAACTCAAGAGGGTTCTGAAGAAGGAAGCACCTGACATCGCATCGCAACTGGATTACTGGTTCGCTCATGGCGTAAACAGTATCTACGGACGTAAGCCAGTGGTTGAGCAAAAGGTAAGCCCTAAACTTAACCCACCTCGTACAGGGAATCCAACCGCTGCCCAGCCCGAAAAACAGGCTGGAAGAACTGCCAAGGCTCTTAAGGAATTAGAAGCCAGGTTTAAACAATCGGGTAATCCTCGTGATTTCGCCGAACTACGCAAACTAAAAATGGCATCACGCCGCTAATTACAAACATTCACTTATAATCATTTAATCATTATTTAAAATGGCATTCTCAAATACATATGACACCACCAATCCTGGTTCTGGTGTATCTAATCGTGAGGACCTCACCGATGTCCTTACTATCCTCGCTCCTGAAGAGACTCCTATTCTCTCCAGTGCTAACAAGCAAAAAGCTAATGCTACATTCGTAGAGTGGACCGTTGACAGCCTTGCCACTCCTGCAACCGCAGGTATCCGTGAGGGTGCTGATGTTAGCTTTGATGCTGATGCTGACAAGTTCGCTGCTCGCGCTCGCCTCGGTAACTACATCCAGAAGTTCCGCCGTTACTACCAAGTATCGGACCTTCAGGAAGCTGCTGACTCCGTTGGTCCCGCAAAGATTGCTCAAGCTGAAGCTAAGTCAATCCGTGAACTCAAGCGTGACATTGAAGCCACCCTTTCTGGCTCCCAGGACCTCGCTCAAGAAAACGGAACTGACACCGCCTATGCCCTTCGTGGTCTTGGTTCCTGGATTAGCTCTTCTGCTCAAGCAACCAATCCAGTTCCCGCTACATTCCGCACACCCGCTGGTTCCATCGCTGATGTAACTGTTGCTGAAGGTGAGTTCGCCGAAAGCGAGCTTAACAGCCTCATCACCTCTATCTTTGGTGTTACTGGCACTTCCAACAACCTCATGCTTGTTGCTGACACCGCGCTTCGCCGCGACATCAGTGACTTCGCTCGCATCTCTGGTTCCTCGGACAACAGTGTTCGTAACGTGAACTACAACGGTGAAAGCGGTAGCATCAAGCTCAGCGTTGACCTTTACCAAAGCGACCACGGTGTTGTTTCGGTTGTCAATGCTAACCCTGACTGCGCTCCTACCCAAGCTGGTATCGCAGGTATGTCTGGTTACTTGGTTAATCCCGATTACTACGGTATCCACGAGCTTATCCCGATGGGAAGCACTCGTCTGCCTAACCAAGGTGGTGGCGAGCGTGGTTATGTTGATTGCGCCCTTACGCTTGGTGTTTACCAACCCCAGGCTCACGGTAAAATCATCTCCGCAAGCTAATCGAATTGAATCTGGGTTGGGGGGATATTTCCCCCCGCCCT